ATCAGCAGCGACGAACACCGGAGACCAATCAGCAGCGACGAACACCGGAGACTATTCAGCAGCGACGAACACCGGATACCGATCAGCAGCAGAAGTAACCGGAAAAGAATCAATAGCCATAGTAACAGGGAAAGATAGTAAGGCTAAAGGCAGCATTGGTTGTTGGATAGTTCTTACAGAAAGAGGGGAATGGGATGGCAATGTGTATCTGATTAAAGAAGTTAAAGCTGTAAGGGTTGATGGTGAAATTATAAAACCTGACACTTACTATAAGTTAATCAATGGTGAAGTTATTCCGTGTGAGTAATCTATTCCCGGTTTGTCTTGATCGGCATTCCGGGAGCAATTTAAACCACTTTAAATAATATAAAATATGGAAGAAAAGAATGTTACGGAATTGCAAATTATTCAAGCTAAACAGGCAGCAGAATTTGCAATGACACCTGTAGGACAGACTGTCAAACAATTTGAAGTTATGCAACGCATGGCAAAAATGTACACCGAAAGTACTATCGTCCCGGATACCTATAAAGGGAATATCGGGAACTGCGTTATTGCATTGGATATGGCTATGAGAATGGGATGTAACCCTTTGATGTGTATGCAAAATCTTTATATCGTACATGGCAATCCAGCTTTTAGCAGTAAATTTCTGATAGCGACAATCAACGCAAGCGGACGTTTTTCCCCACTTCGTTATGAATTTAAGGGAGAGGAAGGTACTTTGGAATATGGATGTCGCTGCATTGCCTATGAGTCATCTGATAAAGAACATAAAGAACCGCTTCATGGTGATTGGATAACTATTGGGATGGCGGACAAAGAGGGCTGGATAAAGAAGAACGGCTCAAAATGGCAATCAATGCCCAGTCAAATGCTTCGCTATCGTGCTGCTGCTTTTTGGCAACGTGTATATTGCCCGGAGATTTCAATGGGATTAATAACCAAAGAAGAAGCTGACGATATCCAGGATGTAGAATATACTGAAATACCTACCAAGGATAAATTAGCAGAAATAGCTGCTAGAGCTGCCGGGGTTGTAGATACGGAGTCTGAAGAAAACAACGAAATCCAAAGTAAGCAATCTGTTTAAAATTTATGTAACAATGGAAGCTCAACATTCTTTAGAATGGTATCGTAAACGATTAGGTCATGTCACCGGCTCACGTGTCGGTGACTTGATGAAATCTGGTAGAAAGAAAGAGGAAAAGTTTGGCTGGACTGCAATATCTTATATGTATCAGTTAGTTGCTGAAAGAACTATGAATCCGGATATTGTGAATGATGACAATGCATTCGAAAAATATCTTATGCGAGTTGGAATATCATCAAAGGCTATTGAATGGGGGAATAAAAGAGAGCCGGAAGCTCGTAATATCTATAATAGGATAAAAGGATGCAATATGATTGAAACAGGTTTCTGTTTACACCCATCCATACCTTTTTTTGGCTCTTCTCCTGATGGATTCTATTGCAGTGACGAAGGAGAAAAAGGCGTTTTGGAAATCAAATGCCCGGATCAGGATACTTTTATGAAGTATAGTACGGAAGTAATTGATAACGCAGGATTACTGTTGATAAAACCAGAATATTTTTACCAGTGTCAATCTCACATAATGGTAACTGGTGCCGAATGGTGTGATTTTGTTGTTTATTGTCCTTTTCAAAGTATTCCTATCCATATTGTGAGGATATTACCGGACTATATGACTTTTAAGCTTATAGAAAAAAGAATATCTATGGTTAACAAATGGATTGACAATGTAATGGATTTATGGAAAAAGAGATTAACGAAATAAACGATTACCTGAATATTACCTGCTCAAATAATCCGGTAGAGATACAAGAGAGAATATCAGTCATAATGGTGTATTTGAACCGGTCCGGTGAAATGCTTGCGGATGCGAAGAAGCTGCTCCGGAAGAAGAAATCTACAGAAATAAGCAATACCATCATCGCCATAGCGAAAGAGCAATGCTTATCGGCAAAGGTACAAAACGCCTTGCTTGACAGCATAGCGGAGGATGAGTCATATTTAGTGGATCGGCTTGACCGGCTTAATGCTGCCTGCACGCATCAATTAGATGCCTTACGCACTTTGTTGAGTTACGAGAAGGAAGCTATGAGGTTGAATAAAACTGGATATTAGAAAGTATTATTCCAAATAACAACTAATTTAAAATAGAATTTTATGAAAAAGAGAAAATTTCCCAATGATGTAGCGAGATTTTTCAATCCAGAAAAATCTTTTAATCTCAAGAGTAGTGGTATTCACCAGAAAGAAAAATCCTCTGTACGGAATTCAATTATTCTGTATAATGCAGGTGGAACAGCGAGAAAATTTATAGATGGTTTAGGTAACGTAACTTATGAATAAATGCTTTGTTAACCTTTTTACCCCAGCCTGCCTGTCTGTGAAGATTGGCGGGCGAACATGGGACAAAATGGTCATAGGGCGCTAAGACTAAATGAACGGAAATTCTGAGTGTACATAAGAATGGATGTCATCAAGACCGGTGCCGGGGATGTGTGAGTAAATTTAGTCGAAAACCTATCCGGACGATACTTGTTCAGGTTCGACTCCTGATTGTCCCACATGAAAATAATAATCACCAAACAAGAATACCAGACGATAGTCCGGTGCTTGAAAACGACAGAAATCCTCATTAGGGGATATAATTCGAGAGATGAAGATATGATTCGTAAAACTAGAAAGAAACTTCAAAGGAGTAAGGAGAAAGGTTGATATGACATTCGAAGAAATGAAAGCCAAGTATTGCGGTAAGAATATCCGCAAGAAGCCAAAGGATGAAGAGCACAGAATTCAGGTATCTATGGTTGAATGGTTCCGGTTGCAATACCCATCTATGCGGCACAATCTATTCGCAGTTCCAAATGGCGGAAGGAGAGACGCTGCCACGGGTGCTAAGTTGAAAGAAGAAGGCGTACTTGCTGGGGTGGCTGACTTAATTCTGTTAAAGAGTAATCGCCAATATGGAGCGCTCCTAATTGAAACCAAAACAAAAAAAGGTACTCAAAGCGATTCTCAAAAGGAATGGGAATCCAAGATAGTAAAGGACAGATATAAATATGTTGTATGCCGTTCTTTGGAGGAGTTTATAGAGGTTGTGAATGATTACTTAGCGGAAAAATAAGATTTTCATTTGGTATTTTGAAATTTGGGTGTATCTTTGCGGTGCAAGTACGCCAAACCTGCATTAACATATTTATTTGGAATGGGCTTTTTTTATGTCCATTAGATACTTATACCACAAAGATATAAGGCTATTGTTCTCTCGTGGATACTCATTCCAATAATGCGTATCAGGTTTGGCGACTTGGAGAGGCGATAGCCTTTCTTTTTTTAATAACTCAAATTTCATTCACAGAATGCCAAACCTGATGAAATTGAGCAGCAATCGAAGTATAGTAAATTGTAGACTCACGTCTGCACACGACACGTGCATCTTATCATTATCTTCTTCAACCGAAGAAATCAAACGTTATTTCAAAACTATTCTGGCTATTTCCAAAATGGAAATAACCTATCCTGTAAACCTTGATAGTTGCTGGATGTTGTGCTATTCAGCAAAAGACAAGGCTGTACGAGCTTTAAAAGAAAATTTCATAGAAGGCGTTGATTATCAGCCGCTCGCCCAAAATGGTGAGCGAACGAGAGGCGGGCAAAATAAGATTGACTACTACCTCTCCGTCTCCTGTCTTGAATACTTCATCGCTCGCAAGATACGCCCTGTATTCGATGTGTATCGTGAAGTATTCCACAAGACAGCCGAAGTGCTGCCGAAAGTAGCCAAATCAAGCGCAGCAGACAAACGAAGAATAGCAGCACTTGAAAAAGAGCTTGAACGAACAAGGGAGGCTCTCCGCTGGACTAGAATAATCGAGCGACAGGAAGTAGAGCTAAAGTGCTCGTGTTTCCATTATCTCGTTAAAACGAAACAGTACGATAAATGGGAAGAATATAGAAGGACGGGAATAATCAAAAGATAACAGCCATGATTGAAATATTAATCGTGTTTGGTAGCCTATATGTGGGCTACCTCACTTTCCGCAAAAAGGGAGAGAAGTTATTTTATTAAGTAAAGTATAAAATCTAAAATCAAATAATATGAATGAAATTAAAATCTTTCAGAATAAGCAATTCGGAGAGGTAAGAATTGCAATGAATGAGAATGAAGAACCGTTATTCTGCTTGGCGGATGTGTGTAAAGTGCTTGAGTTAAGAGTAGATGCCGTACAATCAAGAATAAAGGATGCCCCCATTCGGTTTGGGGTCATAGATTCAATGGGTAGAGAACAGCAGATGAATTTTGTAACAGAAAAGAATCTATACAAAGTAATCATGCGCTCGGATAAACCACAAGCCGAACCTTTCCAAGATTGGGTATGTGGCGAAGTTCTTCCATCCATCCGCAAGCATGGCGGTTATATTACAGCCCAGCAGAATGATACTCCCGAAGAAATTATGGCACGTGCGTTGATTGTAGCACAAGAAACACTGAAACGAAAAGAGCAGCGCCTTATCGAAGCAGAAAGTAAAATTCAACAAGATGCTCCTAAAGTTCTTTTTGCTGATGCGGTCTCGACTTCCCAACGTTCTTGTTTGATCGCTGAATTAGCGAAGATACTACAGCAGAACGGTGTGAATATCGGTCAAAATCGTTTGTTCTCATGGATGCGTGATAATGGCTATCTCTGCCAAAAAGGCGACTACTACAATCAACCGACACAGAAATCCATGAAATTAGGGCTTTTTGAATTGAAGAAAACATCAATCACTAAGCCGGATGGTTCGGTGTTGGTTACCACCACAACGAAGGTTACGGGAAAAGGGCAAATCTATTTTGTGAATAAGTTTCTAGGGAAAGATGCCGCATAAATCAACAGGGCTACTTATCGGTAGCCCTAAATAACTTTTAATTATGAAAAAGAAATCCGACAAGCATATTATCCGCCCTGACACCTGTGCAAAATGCAACAACGGGCGAATAATTCCAACCGAGAAAGGCAATCCACGAGTAGTTTATTGTAGTTTCTTTAACCGTCGGTTTGTTGCCGACAGCAAAAGAAACTGTATTCATGCGTATTAATATGAAATCAATAAAAGAAGTAATCAACGAGATAGAACATATCCCGAAATGTCCGAGAAGTGGGGAGATTAACCTTTACTATATCATAAACTTAATAAGAGAAGATATGAAATAATGTCGAATGTAAAAACTGGATTTCTTTATTATAACTCCGATACTGACCGGTTCAAAGATATACGGATTAAAAGACTGAAAAAAGATTTAGGTTGTGACGGATTTGCCGTGTATGAATACTTATTGAACGAAATCTACCGAGTACAAGGCTGTTTCCTTGTGTGGGACGAAAGTACTGCCTTTGACGTAGCCGAATACTGGGGATTGAAAGAAAGTAAGGTGAATGAAATAGTACGTTACTGTTGCGCTGTGGGGCTTTTTGATAAAGCACTGCTCTCTAATGGGAATATACTGACTTCACCATCTATTCAATCAAGATACGTAGAGATGTGTATTCGTGCAAAACGCAAGGAAATCAAAATTCCGGAAGAATACAACATAATTCCGGAAGAATGTAGAATTATTCTGGAAGAATACCTAAAAAAACAGGAAGTTTGCCGCAATAGTATTAAAGTATATATAAAGAAACCTCCTAAAGGAGGTAAAGAAATTGATTTGAATCCAATCATTTTAGATAAGCCTATACAGGAATGCTATGAAGAATTATCTTCTAATAGCTCCTGGATAGAAAGTGTTGTGATGAACAAAAGGGCTTCCGGACATTTGGAACTGAATTTGGAAAGCTTTCAGGAATATCTTAAACTATTTTTTGATAAACTCCAAAATGAAGGCGAAACACATAAAAGCCCTAAAGACGGAATGGCTCATTTTTCCAGATGGCTGGATATTGAGTTGAACAAGCCAAAGCCTGATATGTACAAGATGGAAAACGAAGAATTATTAGCTTCTTTATCCGCCAGGAATGGAAGCTATTATAAGTTTCTTACCTACATTCAGAATTATGCACCGTATTGTTTTTCCAATATGCGAATGCCTTCTGAAAAAGAAGCGTTAATCATACGGGACAAATATGGGGATGCAGCTTTTAAAAAAGCGCTTCGTACTCTTGAAGGAAGGGTTGATATTCGTTCTAAGTGGGATGTTTTCTATTATGCTATTTTGAAACAATTTGAATACATGAACAATGGAAGTTAACGTGCAATTACGTGATGAGGATGCCGAAAAGCTAGTCCTTGGCACTATAATGATAAACCGTGATGCTTTTGAAGAAGTGAGGGAGATGTTGAGCAAAGAATGCTTCTATAACTCCTTTCATCAGGAAATTTATAAGGCAATTATTCAGGTCGCATCTTCTGGTGACAGACCGGATATGATTACGGTAAAGAATAAGCTGGTTGCTAACGGTATTAAATTTGAGCCATATCTGTTTGTAAGCATAGCTTCTAACCAAACGTTTGATTTGGGACAGTATGCCGCTCGTCTCCATGACCTTGCCATCAGACGGAAATTTTATGAGATTGGGCAATATCTTGTTTCAAACTCATATACTGAATCAGAGGATATATTGGATGTAACCAATACTGTTTCTGACCAACTATCTTCTCTTTTCAAATCAAGCAGCAGCGTAATATCAACTATAAACGAAGGGCTTGAGAGTGTATATCACATGATAAACGAGAATTTGAATGGCGGAAAGCCTTTGACCGGCACTCCTACCGGATTTGAGAAGATAGACAACAAATCGGGAGGACTTCAAAAATCGGACTTGATAATCATTGCCGGTGAGACTAGTCAGGGGAAAACGAGCCTAGCGGTATCTATCATGCGAAATGCGGCATCTTTAGGCGCCAAGGTAGCCATGTATTCGATGGAGATGAAAAAAGAGCAAATAACGGCTCGTATTCTTTCCATGGAAAGCGGAGTGCCAGCAAATGAGATCATGTATTCCCGTTTGACAGAATCCCAGTTGCAATCTGTAGACAAGGGAATCGGGAAAATATCAGGAAAGGGTATTTATTTCGATGATCGTAGCACCTCCAATATTGACACTATTCTTTCATCTATCCGGTATATGAAACTTAAATTCGGAATAGATGGCGCTATTGTTGACTACCTGCAGATTCTTAACGTAAACATGAAGGGAGCCAACAAGGAGCAACAAATGGGAGATGTGGCAAGGCGATTGAAGAATCTTGCTAAGGAGTTAGACATTTGGATTATTGCTTTATCTCAATTAAACAGGGACAATATGAATCCGGTTCCGTCTTTAGCAAGATTACGGGATAGCGGTCAGATAGCAGAAGCTGCAGATGTGGTCATGTTGGTTTACCGTCCGGAAGTGAAAGGTAAGTCATATCCGGGAGATTTTTCCCACGTAGATACAAGAGGTACGGCAATGATAGATATTGCGAAAGGTCGAAATATTGGTTTGCTGAAATTTATTTGCGGCTTCAATGCTTGTACTACATGTTTTTATGAGTTGGATAATATCCCCATTTCAAGTGGAATGGTAAGTGATGAAGAAGATTCTCCAGCTTTTTAACGTCATCGAATTAAAAGGCTCTTCACGAAGATGATACTTCAAGGTTATCCGGTAATCTGTAACGGCATTCATTACAACGGAAGACATCTGAAGCCTATGTGCAAACGATGCTCGTTATATAGCAGAGTAAAGCAGCCATCAAAAAGTTCATGGCGCATAAGTGTAATCGATAAATGTATTATAAATCATGTTAGTAGGAACAACAAATCTTAATACTACCCTCAACTTAACCTATGTGTTGACAGATGTCGTAGAAACCCTTCTCTATGATTTGAGAAGTGAAATGGGGAAGCAAGGCTATGAGTTGCGCCACGATGCGAAACGCAATTTCAACACAGCTATAGCTTCTATTCGTAAATTGAAACAGGACGTTGACAAAACCCAGTTCTCCACACAGGAGAACTTTGGAAACGACTCCGATTGCCTTCTTGCGTTTATCAGATTGTTGGTAGACCGGTGCGGAGACGATGATAAGAAAATGTTCGAGTTTTATAATTACATCAAGCGGTTCCCTTCACAACTTGGGTTGGAGCTGGCTGATGAGAAGAGTGTGTTTGCGCATATATTTGATAATTGATATTCATAACGATATAGATATGAGTGAACTAACAAAAATAATCTTCACCATTAATATAGTGGTACTATTTATTCAGTTAGGATTATCCATTGTATATAATTGGGATGAAGAAACTGAAAAAAATAAGAGGATTGAAAAAAATTACAGTAATAGGAGGTGCTATCACAATGGCTGTAATTGGGATTTCCGCTGTAGTTTTTCTTCTAAAATGGATATGGGAACAATAAGGTTTATAAATTCAAAACAATAAAGAAAGGAGATAAAATATGATACTTGCTACTGACAAGATGGTATTTGTCACCGATCAAGATAATTCAAACGAATACATTGAGAGTCTTATAACTGAGTATGGGACTAATCAATACTGTATAAAGATTGACCGTACGTTAAATCCACCATATTACCAATTATTCCACGAATGGAAAGAAGGTAAGCGGAAATTAAATCGTGAACTTTTCTCTTCCAGTAAGTTGGGAAAGATTGTAAACTACATAAATGAAAACATTCAATAAAGAACAAGAAAGGAATAAAATGACAATAGCATGGTTTAGTTGCGGTGTTACATCCGCAGTTGCTTGTAAGATAGCATTGAGTCTGTACAAAGATGTACAGCTTTACTACATAGAGACTGGCTCCGGACATCTTGATAACGCCCGATTTCTTGCGGATTGTGAAAGATGGTACGGTCAGCCAATACACACTATCCGAAGCGACAAATATACTTGTGTTGCTGATGTTTTACGGAAAGGTTTTATCAATGGTGCGCATGGTGCTGCTTGTACTCTTGAGCTGAAAAAGAAAGTCCGTTACAAGTTGGAAAAGGAACTTGGTTCTTGGGACGGTCAAGTTTGGGGCTTTGATTACGACCCTAAAGAGATAAACCGAGCCATCCGCTTTAAACAGCAATATCCTAATACAAAGCCACTGTTTCCGCTAATTGAAAAGCAGATTACGAAGCCGGATGCGATGGGTATGCTTTGGAAAGCTGGTATTGAAATCCCCACTATGTACAAGATGGGATACAATAACAACAACTGCATCGGTTGCGTGAAAGGTGGTATGGGATACTGGAATAAAATCCGGAAGGACTTCCCGGAAGTATTTGCTCAAATGGCGCAGATTGAGCGTGATGTTGGAGCTACCTGCCTAAAGGATAAAGACGGTCGTACCTTCCTTGATGAACTACCAACGTGGCGGGGCGACCCAGTAGAAGAGATTATACCGGATTGCTCGCTTATCTGCCAGATAGAGTTTCAAGAGATAATCGACAGACAGGTAGAGCGAGTTTTGAAAGGAGAAATTAGTATTAACGATGTAGCCTAATTAGGCTCAAAACAGAACAGTAATGAGCAAAAAAATAATACTTGACGCTTGTTGTGGAAGCCGGATGTTTTGGTTTGATAAGAAGAATCCAAACGTTTTATTCATCGATAATCGTAGTGAAACCGTCACGGCTAAGGATAGAAATAAAATTAGAACTATAGAAGTAAACCCCGATGTTATAGCAGATTTCACTAATTTGCCATTTGAGGATAATTCTTTCTATATGGTAGTGTTTGACCCACCGCACCTTAAAACACTTGGCGAAACATCATGGATGGCAAAGAAATACGGTAAACTACCGAAAGACTGGCAGTCACTCATACACGATGGATTTACTGAGTGTATGCGCGTCTTGAAGCCTAACGGCACGCTTGTATTCAAATGGAACGAGAGTGAGATAAAAGCTGCGGAAGTTTTGTCTGTTATCCCTTTTAAGCCTCTATTTGGGCACACCACAGGAAGACAAAGCAAGACGATATGGATGTGCTTTATGAAATTGCCAATTAATGAATGACAGAACAGAAATGAAGAAAAAGAAACTATATATCAGCCTGCCAATTAGTGGCTTCTCACTTAACGCCGTTGCCTTGGAAGCAGAAAGCTACAAGCTAATGTGGGAAGAGGACGGTTTTGAAGTTGTGACACCTTTCGATCTATCTCCAGATAGCGAAAAACCATACTCCTATCACATGGGGAAGGATATAGAAGGGCTTTTGGAATGTGACGTCGTTTATTTTGCACCTGGTTGGGTTGATTCAAAGGGGTGTAATCTTGAATATGCTGCCGCTAAAATTTATGGAAAAACAATTTATACATAAAAAATCAATAAGGAACATTATGGAAATAATCAAACTAACGAAGAAAGAAGAGGAATGGATTAAGGAGCTGAAGAAGTTAATCCGAAAGAAACCTAAGAATCTGATTCTCTTTGCTGATGGAAATTTAAATATCTTGAAACTTGATAAGGATGATAATGATGGAGTGGGCGAAAATGGAAGAATGAAAAGTGATAGAATAGTAGAAATTATTCTTAACGCCTGTGATGGAGGTGTATTTTAATTAGAGTAAAACAATATAAATATGAATAATATATTTACAATTTGCTATTCAGAAGAAGAGGCTAACGAAATTGGACATTTCATAATGCGAAAAGGCTATGAAGGTGTTCAAAATGATAGTTACAGATATTGTCGTGAAGCGATTCGGTGGGCTTTCAAACAAGCTAAAAGACATCATTCGTGTTTCATATATGTTGGCGTTAGAGGTTGTCAAATGACTGTATCAAAATCAAAGCGAGGTCTTAGACGACATGGTCTTAAATACATAGAGAAAAGGCGAATGTTTTACAAATTACTAAGTAAGTATTGATAAATGATTATGAAACAAGAAATAGACAACAACCTATTGGCTGACTGCTTTTAATCAACCATGAGAGAGAAATTCCTAGAAAAAGACTGGGAGATTAAATTATGGGCTTATTCCCTGTATAATGCGAATATGTGGGGGAGGAGTGTAAAGTAAAAGAGCGTCACCCGAACCACCAGATAGACGCCCTTCCCTAATGTCATAGTACAAATATACTATTTACTTTTAAAACTTGAGTACTATGATCGATCAAATTTCGGAAGCAAAATCTATTAAAGAACTTCAATTGTCTTTATTACATAGGAAGTCTTTGATATCAACTCCTATTCTTACTGATTTAAAGCAAGTAAATCGTATCTATGAAATGTTTAATCAAATTGATTCGTATCGAAATCCTGATGCAATAAAAGGGAGTGTAATTCAAAAGAAAAGATTTTGTTTTATTATCCTCCGAATATATTCTCCTGGAACAATATTATTCAATGAACCTTTAGTTAAGGGATTAAGGAAGCAAATATCACAAACTCTCGGAGTGAAATGTCCTTCGGCAATTTCTGACTATTGCGAAAATGTCATTTCTTATTATAGGATTTATAAAGGATTTAGGCAGAAACTGGATTATCTTTACGATGAAATAATATGTTATCTGAAGGCTGAAAAAATAATAAGCTAGAATATGACAAAGAGAGAATATGTTTCAATATCCAAGGTTTATCCCAATGATGGTCAAATAGAGGGATTACCGAAGAATCCCAGACTAATCAAGGGAGAGAGATTTCGTAAACTTTGCAAATCGATAAAAGAGCTTCCCGAAATGACAGAAGCAAGGGATATTCTTGTTTACCCATATAATGGCGGATACATTGTAATTGGGGGAAATATGCGTTTGCATGCTTACAGGCATTTAGGATGGAAAGAAGTGCCATGCTGTATTTTACCGGAAGGTATGCCAGTAGAAAAGCTTCGTCAAATGCTTATTCAAGACAATAATCCCTTCGGAGAGACAGACTGGGATATGATTGCCAATGAATGGGACAGCAAAGAACTTGATGATTGGGGATTTGAGGTGTGGCAGGAGCCGGAACAAAAGTATTCAGAGCCTAGTTTAGAGGAACAACAGGAAGAAGAAAGCGAAGAGGATATAGAAAAGACTGATTTCTACGATATGATGCTTGGTGACAGGATATATGACAGCAATAATGATTTTGATATTCCCAATTTAAGAGCGGACGAACAGCCAGTAAGCGGTCTTGTAATTCCTTTATCAGCATGGGGGGCTGATACCAGGCAGAAGAAAGGAATATCTACTTATCATTTCTATGTGGAAGATTACAGGTTTGAAGCAATATGGAAAGACCCAACAACTGTCCTAAATAGCGGTTGTGAGGCTGTCATAGAGCCGAACTTGTCTTTGTTCGATACAACCCCTGTTGCCTACGGATTACATCAGATATACAAGAAAAGATGGATTTCCCGCTATTGGCAAGAATGCGGTGTGAAGGTATGGGCTGATTTGAATGTAGCAAAGAAGTTTCAAAAATGGAATCGTTTAGGTATTCCTGATGGGTATAATGCTTTTGCTACCCGTGGATATTCTGACAGGCAGGAGTATTTGAAGGAAGAAATACAGATTGCTCGTGAAATATCGGGAAAGGATATTCCCAATATGATAGTTTACGGTGGTGGAGATAAAATAAAAGATATATGCGTGCAAAACAGCATTATATATGTCGAACAGTTTATGGCTAACAGAATTAAGAAAGGAGATTGAAATGGCTAAAACAAGTGGAGGGGTTAGAGGAGGATCAAGTAAAAGTTTTTCGGGAGATGCTCGTACTCTATTTAGTAATATAGAAAGAGGCTACGGACGTCAAATTGATTTCTCCGGTTATCAGACCAAAAAACTTCAAAGTTTACAGAGATTAGGAAAAAGCTACAACCCAAATGAAAGGACGGCAGCTATACAAGCATATAATTCTTATGCAAACAGGGTTACAGGTGGGGCATACCGCTCTATTGAACACAGTTCGCTTGAAGGGGCAAGGTCTGAATTAATAAAGACTGCTCAAAAAGCATCTGCATACAGAAACTTAAATGCAATAACAGAAGAGCTAAAACGAAGGAGGAAGAAATAATGGCAAAGACATCAGGAGGAATTAGGGGGGGGGCAGTGTAAAATCTTCCCGTAGAACTGGGCCGGGATTTACCGAACCTATTCAGGGGCCTACAAAAGCGAGTTCCAATGCAACAGAGATTCAATATGTATTTGTTGACAAGATAACTGGGAATGAGTCTAACGGTTATATTAGTTCTGATGTTGCGAAAAAGGCGATAAAACAAGCCGAAAGAAGCGATAAGGATGCTGGTATATATGAACCCGATAATTATTATATCCAACGAATAGAAGTAATGAAAGGAACTAATCGCTCTACTAAGTACAGAGGGTGGTAATTTAGTAAGAAAATAAATAGAAAACGGCGGGAAAACGGCGGAAATAGAGATGGGAAAATTTGAAGAAGGAAATAAAAAAGGAAAAAAATTTTCGTCTGATAACCAACCTCCAAACAGAGGTCGGAAGCCTAAGTTATATACTATCGCCAAGAAAGCTTATAATCTATCGTATTCCGATTTTAAGGATATGCGATGTTATCTTATGCAGTTATCCCGTAAGGAATTGGAAGATATATCGAAAGCAGTTGACACTCCTATATGGATTGCTATCTTGTGTCGTTCGTATTTAAAAGGAGCTTCCAAAGGAGAAACACAGACATTGGAAGAAACGAAGATGGACTTATGGGGAAGAGAAGTTACATCAATCAAGGATAAAAACAGTCCAGTGGCTGAAGAACCTCCAAGAACGTTAACGAAAGAGGAAGCAAAAGAACTTTGGAATTCACTGAATGATGAATATTAGAAACATTGACATAGAGCGTACTTTTTGTCTATCTGGAATGCTGAATTTTACAAGATACGTATTTCGGAAAAAGACAGGGAACAAGTTTATTATAGGCGAGCATCATCGTATTATATGCGATGCGCTTGATAAAGTTGTCAAAGGTGACATAAAGCGGCTTATTATCAATATTGCTCCACGTTACGGTAAGACCGAGCTTGCTGTCAAAAACTTTATAGCATACGGCTTGGCTTTAAATCCCAAATCAAAGTTTATCCATCTCTCATACTCCGATGACCTTGTTTTGGATAGTTCCAAAGAGATAAACACTATTGTACGCTCTGATTATTTCCAAAGATTGTTTCCTGAATCGGTGACAGATAGCACTAATGCAAAAAAATGGAACACAAACGTTGGTGGGGGGCTTTATGCCGTTAGTTCGGCTGGGCAGGTGACAGGATTTGGTGCAGGTCAGATAGATGACCCCGACGACAAAGAGGAAAAAGAGATAAATGACTTTATGCCTGGATGGGATACCAAGTTTGCCGGAGCTATTATAATTGATGACCCTATAAAGCCGGAGGACGCTTTGTCTGACACGATAAGGGAGAGGGTCAATAATCGTTTCGAAACCACAATAAGAAACCGTGTAAATTCAAGAAATACGCCTATTATAATTATTATGCAAAGGTTGCATGAGCATGACCTTTGTGGGTATCTTCAAGAAATAGAACCGGAAGATTGGACTGTTATTTCACTGCCTTGTATTCAACATGACGAGAATGGTCAAGAAAAAGCTCTTTGGGAGTTTAAGCATACTTTGGAAGAACTTCACAAAATTGAATCTGCGAACTCTTTTGTTTTCGATACTCAATACATGCAAAATCCGACTCCGATAGAGGGCTTGATGTATCGTGAGTTTCAAACTTATGATACAATCCCATATTATAAGGACTCTGAAAAGAAAAATTACACAGATACAGCAGATACTGGATCTGATTATCTCTGCTCGATATGTTACGTAGATACTCCAATTGGGAACTTTGTTACCGATGTTTTATACACACAAAAGCCAATGGAGTACACAGAGCCCAAAACGGCAGAGATGATAACTCGGAATGCAACAGACTGGGTTGATGTAGAAAGCAATAATGGTGGGCGTGGATTTGCTCGTAATGTAGAGAAGCAATGCCGCGAAATGGGCAATACAAAAACCTTTATTAATTGGTTTTGTCAAACAGATAATAAGCAAGTGCGCATATTTACAAAATCAGCCGATGTCAACAATATGACATTTTTCCCGGTTGGATGGGAAAGAAAATGGCCGGAGTTTCACAATGCGATAGCCAAGCACCGGAAAGAGGGAAGTAATTCTCACGATGACGCTCCGGACGCTCTTACTGGATGTTTTGAAAAGCGTAAGATTAGAGTTAAGAAACAATATTCAAAAGAGGATTTAGGAATATTTTAAATTTATGATCATATGAACTTTGTAGAAGCCGTATTCAACTTATTGCGTAATAAAACGTTGAATTCACTTGGAGTGGAAAGAGATTTGATGAAACTTATTCAGGATAAGGACATCAGCCAGGTTCAAACCTTGCTGCAAAATCGTGACATGGATGTAATAGAAGCCATAGAAGAATACAATCCCGAAACTCACAAGGTAAATAAAAGGAAAGATAAACTGCGCAAGAACAAAGAACCTTATAGGGTAGAGAAGCTTCCTCGTACAAGGCAGCGATATATTAACGAGGTTGAATTATTTTTCTTGTTGGGCAATCCTATTAAGTGGAAGAATGATGTAAATGGGACGGATGAAGCTTTCAAGGCTTACAATAAGTTCCTTCAGGGCACCCGCTTCCATACAACAATGAGACAGGCAAAGCGTTTGGCAGGTTCAGAAACAGAAAGCGCAAAAATATATCATATATACGACGACAATGGGAAGCCGGGAGTTAAAGTATTGGTTATCTCAAAATCCAAAGGATACACTCTCAGGCCTCTTTTTGACCAATATGAAAATTTGATTGCTTTCGGATATGGATATAATTTGAAAGAAGGGGGTAGAACGATTGAGCATTTTGATATTGAAACACCAGCATATATTTTTCGATGTAAAAAGGCTAATATAGGTTGGGAAGTCATTCCATTGGAAAATCCTACAGGTAAAATCAATGTAATCTACTACAAACAGGATAAAGCCTGGCATGGGACTCAGCCTAGATGTGACCGGGAAGAACATATTGACTCAAAAGCGGCCGATACAAACAATTACTTCGCAGATCCTAAATTGAAAGCTACTGCCGATGTTATTCAGTCTTTAGCAGAAGCCGATACCGCCGGTGAAGTTATTCAGATGAACTCAAAAGATAATAGTTCCGTAGAGTATTTGGTTCCGCCTGAGTATTCTTCTATGAAAGACAGCGAGAAGAAAGATCTGAATAACTCAATCTTGTTTGATTCATTTACACCCGATTTTTCGTTTGAAAACATGAAGGGCATGGGTACACTGTCGGGAGAAGCTTTAAAGCGTGCTATGACGCTAGGATACATCAAGAGAGATAATTTGAAAGAGATATACGATATTCTAGTTGACCGTGAGAAAAATCTTATTCTTGCTATCATGATGAATGTTACTCATATTCATTTGAGAGAACAATTGGCGAAGATGAATATAACACATGAATTTGCAGAACCATTCAACGAAGATAAGGAAAAACAATGGGCGTCTATTGGAAAGCTTTATTCTGATGGTATTATTTCTTTAGACTTAGCTGTCAATATGCTTGCTCTTACCGATGCGCCACAAAAGGAAATAGAACAAATTAAGAATGAGAAACTAGATTCTATAAATAATGTTGGTTTAGTTAATGAATAAGTCAAAAAGGACAATATTCATGGTGCATGATTAGAAAAATTACGGGGGTTATACAAAAATTACAGGAAAAGTAGAACAGAATAATTATTGGCATGATTTAAGGCTGAAAAAGTAGGTTCTCTGCAAAAATCTGACACTTGGCGAAGTGTCATTTATAAGCGCCAATAACATTTCTGTTTTTTCTTTCTCTCTCGTAATTTTATGCAAGAATTTTAAAGAACTAATCATGAAAGAAAAAATTTTCCAAGCCTTAAAACTAGCTTATGTAAATCTAGGGTTAAGTGATGAGATTTTACAGGGACAGGCGGATGCCTTGGCGGCTATCGGCTTAGTAACTGACGATAATTTGGCAACTGTTGTACAGGGGCAAAAAGCATTTCTAGCCTCTCTTCAGAGCGGTATTGACAAACGGGTAACCGATGCGGTCAATAAAGCAAAGGAGAAAGAGGCTGCTAGTGGGGGCGAGCAGAACAAACAGCAACCAAACGAGGAGCCTGAGTGGTTCAAGCAGTACAAACAACAGCAGGAAGAGCGTTTTTCTTCTCTTCAAGAGGAAAATGAGACATTCAAGGCTGAAAAGTTACGTGCTGAAAGAAACGCTCTTATTTCCTCAAAAGCAAAAGAACTGGGGATACCTGAGTGGCGAATGAAAGAGGGGTTTGCAATTACCGATGAAATGGATGAAACGGCAATTAATACCTATCTGTCAGGAGTCAAGCAGAATATTGTAACCGCAGGGCTTGAGAAAAAAGATTCGGCATTTCCCCTGTCTACTCCTGCCGAAAAAAGTAAGGAGTTGGCTAAACAGTGGGCGGAAAGTTTGCCGGATGCTAACTAAAAAAACAAAGAATTATGGCAATTGAATTTGAAAAAGGAAAGATTAAGGGTGGATTCCCTGTTTTTTGGAGAGGTGAATGCAAGGTTCTTCCGGGAGACTTCAAACTCAAGCAGACATTTCCAGAAGGTACTTTGATTAGAAAGGGTACTCCTATTGCGTTGGATTTCGCAAAGATGGAATGTACAGTGTGCAAGGCCGTGAAGATTGTCTCTGGTGGTACAACTTCGGCTCCAAGAGTGGTAAAGGGAAGCTTGGTTCAGATTGGGGACAAATTGAAAATCGGAGAAAATGAGCAGACAATCAACAACATTGACAAGACGAATGCGGATTACGATGTTCTTACATTAGCTGCCGCTCTGACTGGTGCTACTGCCAATACTTTTGCAGTTGTTGGTACTGACGTTCCAAACGCAGTCGTTGAGACGGATAAAGAGTATAAAACTAATATGGATTTTCAAACTGTCTCAGCAGGTTATGACGTGGTTATCCTTAGAGAAGTAGCTTATCCGATGCCGGAAGAATGGCTGTTGGGCGGATGGTGCATGAAGAATAACCCTAGTATTAAATATGTAAGACAATAAGCTATGCCGGGATTATTTTATAGTTCTATTTTTGGCGAACTTACCAAACAGGTACAGATTCGCATTGATGCCGCTTCTGAACTAAGAAAGCGGTTGTTTGACCAGAATATCTACGAAAGATTTCTGACGTGGGATACTCCTACAATCGGCCTTAATTTTGAGGAATTAATCGGGCAGTACAATTTGAGCGTTGCCGCTGCCACCTTGGATTCCAAGGGCAAGGAACCTATTATGGGAACCGATGGTCTTGAGACGTTGAAGGAAAAGGTTTTGAACCATCAAATGAGTTACTCAATGCCGATTGAGGATTATCGTAAGATTCTTCAAATCCTTGATTCAAGAATGCTGACCGATGACCAGAAGACGCAGCAATTAATCAATTTGATGTGGAATAATATCACAAAAGTGGTTAACTCTGTCCAATCTAAACTGGACATCATTTTCCTTGGTGCCCTTTCCAACAAAGGTGTGTTTACTTTCGATGCGAACAACAACCCGGAAGGTGGTGTAAGAGGTGCGATTGACTACAAGATGCCATCGGAGAACATCGCTAAGGCTACGGTCGATTGGACACAAGGCAATGAAGGCGTTGTAGACTGTTTTGAAGATTTGCAAGGCATGCTTGATTCTGCTCAGGATAAGGTGACATTTGATAAGATTCTTCTTTCTCAAAACCGTTTGTCATTCATCCTCCGTAACAAGAAGATGAAACAGGTGATTTTTGGTGTGGATAAAGCTTCGACTCCTTTGTTATTGTCTAACCTGAATGAGTTTATGCGCCAAAATAACTTCCCGGAATTTGAGGTTATCAGACGTATTACGAGGGTTCAGGATAACGGTAAACTGAAAGAGTACACTCCATGGAATGATAAGAACCTTGTGTTTATTCCTGCCGGGAAACTCGGTGTTATTAAGAATGCATATGCAGACAACGAATTGCGTCAAGAGCCGGGTGTAACTTATTCTAATTTTGGAAGAATCCGTATCTCTCAATGGGGTAAAGGAGAAACCGACAATTCAAATGGCGTTGAGTTTACCAAAGCACAATCGCTGTCATTACCGGTTATCACTGAAATTAACGGTATTTACTCATTGACTGTTGAATCGTGACAATAGGTGACTACATAAAGCAATGTTTTTCTTCATTTGGAGACATTTCAGATGCGGGAATAGAAAAGTTTGCGTTGGAACTGGGGCTTGTTCCCGGCTCCGATGCTGACTTGGAAAGCAAGAAGACTGTTTCTGATTCTGTAAACAAGTTCATGAACAAGATTCTTATGCATCCTGCTTCCGTATCCGAGAACGGGCATTCCAAGTCATGGGGAGTGGACGGTTTGGAGAATTACGCCAAATATATGTTCAAACTCTACGGAATAACCCCTGATGATGAGATAGCTTCCTTGGTGGGACTTAGCGTAATTAAAGACGCTTCAAATATTTGGTGATATGCTAGAATCTGCGCCACATAAATTGCAATTATTGGTTATTGTACCGGAACAGAACGATGAGTATAACCGACCAATACCGGGAACCGGTGGAGAGTCTTGGCAAGATGTAACAGATTGCTTCTGCCATGACAACTCCCAACAAAAGGAAGTCTCTGTTAATGGTGAACGCTGGGTGTATAATTACCATGTGGTTTATGAAGGTGATAAGATTGCTTTAGGCTCGCATGTTAGATGCCTGGATGCTGCCGGAAAGATTATTGGAGAAGGAGACGTGAAGAAGAATGCCGAATGCTATTTGGAGGAGTTGGAAGGTAGATGTGATATTTGGATATGATTGTAACGACTGACATAGCGAATATAATCTTTAAGGATTGCAAGGCTTTCGGAATCTCTGAAATGTATCAACGGGGAAATATCCCTGAAGGTGAAGTAAAGACCGAGAGAATTGTAATATACCCCAAAGCTCAACAACCGGATGCTTACTGGGAAAAAGGATATGTTGAAGTAAATCTTTGCGTTCCTGTAACAAAGACAGGTAAGGCAAATTTGATTCGCTTGAATGAACTTGAAAGGAATGCAAGGGAAATGTTCAAAGATGGCATTGTCGGGCAATATGATGGTTCTTGGTATCGTTACTCTTCTGAAAGTATCGGAATAGAAGAAGACAAAGAATTATGTTGTTACTATGTAAATGTGAAATTATTATTTGAAACTCTAAACGTAAATTGAAAAGATATGAAACCGTTTATTGGAATTAAAAAGATTTGGTACGGTGATGTTATAACTACCGCTGTCACTAAAAGCTCTCTTAAAACATGGTTAGGCACTGCCACGGAAGTTGAGAACTCCCACCAAGATACTTGGGCGTATACAGAGGATGATCCAACCTATACCGACTATATTAATGAGTTGAATGGTAGCATCTACTATCGCGATGTTACTCAAAAAGGAGCTAAAACAATCGCTTTCACCATGGGAGCTTTCTCCTTTGATGACAAGGTTGACTTGGAAGGTGGTGAAAAGATTGATACTGATGCTGGATGGGCTTCTTCTGACACCCCGGGAATTGTAAATAAGGCAATCGTAGGCCAGACAAAAACAGGCAACTATATTGTATTTACCAATGCTGCTGTTATAGCAAAAGGTAATGCGGTAGAAAAGAATATCGGTCTGGGTATAACAGCGGTGGCTATGGAAAATCCGAATTCCGGTGTTAAGAGCGACTATCTGTTCGATGGCGAAAAGGTGGAAGCTGAATGAACTGATGAAAAGGTAGCTATTGCTTCTTCTGAATCGCCTTCTCTAAATAGTTATTCAGCTAGGTCAAGGCGGGTGAACGCTGGGAGTGCTGTAAACTATGGCTCTTTAGGAGAAGATGGAACGCAACCGTCAGAGACATTATCTATATTGTAAAGTGGTGAGGGGTGAGGATTTGTGTTTCTCGCCCCTTTTTAATAAATATCATTATGAATAAAGCAGCTATACTTGTATCTGAAGCTATCACAGGAAAAGATTTCATGCCTATAATTGTAAACGGGAAAATGTACCGTGTAAATCCACCAACCATCCATAAAATAGCCGGTGCTTCGGCTTATCTCTCCGTCTTGGAAGATAACAAGGATATTGTGGGGGTTATTTCTTCATTAAAGGATATTTCCGTCGCTTCTCGTGCACTTTCTTGGTTTATTGAAGGAAATGATAGTCTGGAACAAGAATTATCAAATGGGACATTAGAAGAAGTGTTGTATGGGCTTACGGCAGCTTACTCTCTAATCTCTGTAGAAAATTTTACAATGCTGTTGGATTTAGCAAAGAACGTAGCAAATCTGACAGCAAGACAGAAGTTATAGGGAATGATTGTATGTTAGGACAAATTGCGTCGTTCATGGAAAATCTTCATCTCTCTTACGATGAAGTAGTTTATAAAATACCATATCGCAATTTGGTTATTATGCAAAAAGATAAGTTACATACCGTATATGATGGGGAGGTACTAACAGAAGTATCGGATGAGAATTTCTTTAAAGGAAAAGTTAAGTTTGATGAGTAATGAAAGTAACAGTGGATTTGTCCGGTCTTGATGAATTCGTCGAAGAAGTAGATGAGAATGCTACCGAATTGATGAAAGAAGCAGCTCATAATGCCGTTAATACTCAGAAAGAGCGTAATGTGAGCAATAAGAAAACCTATCAGAATCACACATGGAACTTGCGTAACGCTCCCGGAGCAGCCGTTGTTCGTAATGGAAAGATTGTCGATTTGTATGTTCCGGCAGATGGGGGACATTCAGAAGCGAAAGGAAAGACGGAAAATCTTTTAATCTACGGGAAACATCCTAAAGATGGTGTTGTTGCTGCGGACGGTATGGAATATGCAAATTTTGTATCTAGTAAGGGGTTTGATGTTATGGATTCGACAAGATTAACCCTAGAGAAAGAATTAAAGCAGTCATTTGGTAACGATAATGTAAAAGTCACATGGCAGGAATGAAATTTAATGCAGATATTGACCTTGAAAAGATTGTCAAACTGCGTCAGGAAATAGATAAATTAAAAAAATCTCTTATCGAGATTGCAAGTGTACCCAATAGCGATGCGGCTGTAAAATCTCTTGAAAGGCAATTAGCATCAGCATTGAAAAAATTAGAAACATATAAAGATAAATATGTCCAAACTCAACAAGCGAGACTAGATCAAGAAAAAGCCGCTTCTGAGCAAATAAAGAAACAACAGAAAGAAATAGATTCTCTTATTAAAAAATATGAAGCTTTACAGAAGCAGATAGAAAAAGGGACATTGAAACCACCACGTTCTCCCAAAAGCTATACTGATGAACAAATATCTGCCGCCTTGAATACTCAAGTACAATCAATAAAGGAAGCTCGTGAACAGTTGAAGATACTTCGCTTTGCCCAAGCCAATGTTACCGACCAGCAAGAGAAAGAAACTGGAGCTAGGACAAAACTGAACATCAAGATTCAAGAAAATACCCGATATTTGAAATTAAATTCTGATGCCTATACTCGGCAAAAGATGGAGATTGGTAACTATGAGGAAAATATACGTAGAGCTTTAGATGGTACAGGACAATTCAACCTGTCTCTGTCGAAGATGCTAGGTGTTATTGGTGGTACTGCTGCTTTGAAAGGATTAGTTACCGATATGATAAATGTCCGTGGAGAGTTCCAGAAAACATCTATCGCCTTTGAAACAATGTTGGGTAGTAAAGAAAAAGCCGATGCTTTAATGGCTCAAATGGTGGAAACGGCAGCAAAAACACTTTTTGATTTACAAGGAGTAACAAGCGGGGCAAAACAGCTTCTTGCTTATGGAACTTCAGCGGACAAAGTGAATGAAACTTTGGTTCGTTTGGGGAATATTGCATCCGGTCTTTCTATCCCGCTTGGTGAGTTGGTTTATCTATATGGTACGTCTATGTCGCAAGGACGATTATTCACGCAAGATGTAAATCAATTCATGGGGCGTGGTATTCCTTTGGTTGCCGAGTTATCAAAAGAACTGGGGAAAACAGAATCAGAAACCAGAAAGATGGTTACTGAAGGTAAAGTCGGCTTCCCTGAATTGCAAAAGGTTATAGAGAATATGACTAATGAGGGTGGTAAGTTCTATAACTTGATGGAAATGCAATCTACGACATTGTCCGGTCAAATTTCTAATTTGGGTGATGCTTGGGATTCTATGTTAAATTCTATTGGAGAAGATACGCAGGGAATTGCATCTATGACAATATCGGCTGCAACGTCTATTATTGAAAACTACGACAAAGTTGGAAAGATTATTTTATCTATTGCTGCTACTTACGGTACATATAAGGCCGCATTAATAGCTGTAGAATTGTATGAAAGAAGAGCGGCTGCCGCAAGACTCTTACATATAAAAATTATTCGTGCTCAAGCCGTGGCGCAAGCGGCTTTAAATTTAGTTTCCAAAGCCAATCCTTATGTTTTGTTGGCAACGGCTATTGTTGGAGTCACTACGGCAATGTGGGCGCTGCATGACAGTACAACAACCACTGAAAGGGAGATGGAGCGTATTAGTAAACGTACAGAAGTTTACAATAAGTATTTACAAGACGAGAAGAATCATGTAAATGAACTCATTTCCGTTTTGCAAAATGAAAATTCTACAAAAAAGGAAAGAATAGAGGCGTTTAACGAATTACAAACTAAATATCCACAGTATTTTGGAAAATATAAAACAGAGAAAGAATTAATAGATCATTTAACAGAGTCACTAAAAGGGTATAATGAGCAGTTGCGTATTCGTCAAGAACTGATGAATGTGAAAAACAATAATGATGATATAAAGCGATATAAAGAGTTGGAAAAATTCCTTTCTCTTGCACGAAAAGGTAAAGATCAACGTACATCTGTTGAAGAATCGGACTTTAATTTCTATCTTAAGAAGTATGATGTAAGAAAAAGAGGAATAGGAGTTACCGTAGAAGAGTATATTCAAGAAATGTTAGCTTCTCTATCTGCCACTATAGGAGAAGGGCAGGAAATTATACGTAAACAGGAGCAAACAGCATGGGAAGTGGCTCTTGATTCTATGGATAAAACCACAGCAGAAGGGCACAAGAAGATGCTTGAAGGATATAAAATATTATTGAGAGAATCAGGAAAAGAATGGATAAAAATAGAAGGATCGGAAGCCCCTGTTAATGCCGATATTTTAACTAATAGAATAAAACAATTAAACGATAAAATATTAAATGTAGAATGGAAAAACGCAGAAACATACCGAAAAGAAGCTAAAATAGCATGGGAAAAGGCAAAAAAAGAAGTGGAAGATGTAAAATCAGGAAAAGCAACATATAAATCAGAAGCTGATTATCAAAAAGCTCTGAAAGAAAAACAGGATGCCGAGAGTGAAGCAGAAAAGAGATATAAGAACTTAGGAGGGGTTACGGGGAATGAGCTTTCTAAACAAGAAAAAGAGGCTGAAAAACGAAAGAAAGAGCAGGAGAAACTAAACGAAGATCTTTTGTCTCTCCGTCGCCAAAATCAACAGGCGGAAATAGATCTTATGAAGGAAGGCACAGAGAAAAAGCTGAAACAGATTGATCTTGACTATCAAAAGGAACTTGACGCCATCAAGAAACAAGAAAAAGATTTGAGTGAAAGACAGGGTGGAAAGTTGACTTCGGAGCAGTCTATTGAAATTTCCGCTCGTTATACCAATGCCGAAAATAAAAGAGATAAAGCAATTGCCGATGTAACTAAGAATCAGTTAAAGACAGAAGCAGATGCAATGCGAGAATATTTGAAGGAATATGGTACATTCCAACAGAAAAAGGAAGCCATAACGAAAGAATATAACGACAAGATAGCCAATGCTACTACTGAGGGGGATAAGAAGATTCTTCAAAAACAGATGGAAGAAGCATTGTCTTCTGTGGATATGGATAAGCTCAAACAAGAAATCAATTGGGAACTTATCTTCAGTGATTTGAACAAGGTTTCCAAAAAATCACTTGAACAGGTAAAACAACAGCTAAAGACTTTCAAAAACTCTGATGAATATAAGAATATGGCTGTCGACCAGAAAAAGGTGATTGACGAAGCATTGAATAATATTCAGAGCACCATTATCGACAAAGGCGGTTTACTTGGCGATTTGCCGGAGCAACTGGATGCTTTACGCATTGCTCAAGACGAACTTAAGCAAGCGCAGGATGAGTATAACAAATCTCTCAAAAGTGGTACAGATGCCGAGAAAGAAGCTGCTCTCAAAAAGAAAAACAAAGCCGAGAAGAATGTTCAGAATGCGGAAACGAATGTAACCAGAAGTGCAGACAAGACTTACCAAAACCTGATAACATTGGCTGATACCATTACGCAGCTTGGAAGCTCATCCGAAATGTCGTTGTCACAAATAGGAAGTCTTGCATCCGGTCTTATTAATACGTTTACTGAAGCAGGCAGTAAGATTGGTGGTATAGTCGGTGCGGTGTTCTCTCTGCTTGACGGAATAGAAAAACAAGGTTTCGATGGATTTGTCAAGAATGTTTTTTCAAGCGTTTTTGGGGCCGGTGCGAGTATGTGGAACACAATTACCTTCGGCGGTTTCAATAAACTGTTTGGCATAGGAGGTAATGCAAAAGAGGTGCAAGATACTATTGATCGATTAACCGATCGCAACGAAACGCTACAAACAGCTATTGAGGACTTGACAGATGTAATGGAAGCCAGTAAGGGAACAAAATCTGTTGCTGCATATACCGATGCTAAGAAATTACAAGAGGAGACAGAAGAAAATTATAAGAAGATTGCGCAAGAACAGGCAAGATATTCCAACTCCCATCATAGCTGGAACTATTATTGGGGTGGATTTAATCAAGATGAAATAGCTCGTTTAAGCAGTCAGATTGGTCGGAATTGGAACGGTGATATATGGTCACTTTCTCCCGAAGAAATGAAAATGCTACGCAGTAATGTTGATATGTGGGAGAAAATTCAGAATACAGGGAAAGGTAATTATGGGGGTCGCCTGACAGAAAAGTTAAATGACTATATCGACCAAGCTGGAAAGATGGAAGAACTTACTAATAAGCTGTATGAAGGTCTTACCGGGATATCATTCGAGTCTATGTATGACAGTTTCATTGACACTCTAATGGATATGGATGCAAGTGCAGAGGATGCAGCCGACAATATTGCTGACTATTTTATGCGTGCAATGCTTTCCAATAAGATTGGTGAATTGTATAGCGAGAAATTGAAAGCATGGTGGGAAAAGTTTGGCAAGTCTATGGAAGATAATGAATTGACAGAATCGGAAAGGGAAGCTTTGCAGAATGAGTATATGCAATATGTTGAAGAAGCCATGAAGATCCGTGATGAAATCGCTGCAGCAACCGGATACACAGGAAGTTCTTCTTCCTCTTCCCAAGAAACTTCAAAGAAAGGTTTTGCCACCGCTTCGCAAGATTCAATAGACGAACTTAACGGACGTTTCACAGCATTGCAAATTGCCGGAGAAGAAATAAAGAATCAGAACCAACAGCAAACGATGTCTATTCTTGAACTGAAAGCGGAAATGCTACCCATCATAGCCAATACTTCCGGGATAAAGGATATTGCCAGTGAGACACGGGATTTGCTACGGCTTTCTTATGAAGCTATAGTAGACATTAGAGATAACACCAATGTGATAGTGAAGCCTATTCAGCAGATGGCATCTGATATTGCAGAGGTTAAACGGAATACTAATGGATTATCAAAGAGATAAAGCAGCAATAGGCGGAGCATTATCCGCCTATTACAACTATTATATAATTGACAGTGAAGCCTTTTTCATGACATCTCCAAGTTCAGATAAAGCCAATGATAATGTTTTAAGCTCTTCTTGGGTGAAATCGGCAGGCCTACCATTTATCAGATTCCCGTTTATCCGCTGATATAACCATTGGCGAGACTTGCCAAAATAATGTTCTGCTATATAAGACATTGAAGCAAAATCCAACACTTTATCTAGTTTTTCTTTTCTTTCTGCAATTTTAGCCAGTTTTCTTGCTTCATCTACAGCCTGCTGTGCACCCTTTTTAAACTCGTTCAAGAACTCCTTTTTATCAGAAGGTGATAAAGAGTTTACATACGCATTAAAACGCTTTTTGTGCTCTAATTTTGCTTGTTCGGTCTTTGCCTTTGCAAAATCATCTTTCCACTTTTTAAGTTCTTCTTTCGCATTCATACGGATTTACCTTTATAAGTTAAAGAGAAAATGGTAGCCCCTATGGGGGACTACCTTTTTCTTTCAGCTTGTTTTTGGCATCAATCAAATCGTCTAGCGCATCATTGATTCCTTCTTCAAGCTCCTCGTCTGAAATCCATTCGGTTTCCCGTAGTGCATCCCAGTTGAGGGAAAAGAAGCTAAGGTCTTGCTCCGCAGCTTCAATTCGAGCCTTTAGCTCTTTTTCATCAGTCATATAAAGATCGCGATTCTTATGACACCACAAAGATAATAACCATTTGGTAATTAAACAAGCTTTTAAGAAGATATTTCAATGCAATATGAGATATTTAACTTTTGGAAAATAAAAAGCCCCGAACCTTTATTGGGACGGGGCTACTGTTTTATTGTTTTATAAAATCATGAGGTTCTTTATCCCCACCAATACTATACCAATAACTTCTGAATGTGTTTTCATCAAGAAAATCACATTCATATTTATTATTACTATTTATTATCGTAGAACGAAATCGTATTAATTAAGTATTCCGAATAATTATATATATCGTTCAAGCTCGTAATCTCATGTTTCGTTTCTTTCTTGTTTTCGTCAAAAGTAGCTATATATTTCTTGCTAATTGCATTAAAATACATACGACAAATCGGTTTTCTATTATTGTCATCCAGTAATATGGCAAAATAAGTTTGAGCATCACGATAAACGACTCTTGAAACATCTACCGCCTGTCTAAGTATTGATTTTACTATAAAATAACTTTCTATTTCTTCCTCTGTTGTTATTATCTTATTTCCGTCTTCTTCTAACGCTTTATTATCTATCTCTTCATTTTTTGCCTCTTCTACAGTTTCAGTCTTTAAGGCAGATTTGAGCCTGTCCGAAATCAATTCATTTATATATGAACTGATAGATTTTTTTGTTAATTCAGTAAACTGATCTAACAATTTAGCGGTGATAACTCCATCATACACTTGTTTTGATAAATATTTTACGAATTCAGATGAGGGACTAGAAAATTCTTTTGCAATAATACTTTTTAATTCTCCCATGTATTTTAGTTCACTAGCAGAACTCAATACATTTTCTACATTAAAATATGACTTATGGAATTTCTTTAACTCTTCTATTTGAGAGTCTCTTAATTCTGTTATATTAACTTCCAAGAAAGGTTTTTCATCCATCTTGTTTGGCTCTATAAGATCGGTATAAAACCTATAGATGACCCCATTTGTTAAAACCCCAAATTTAGCCTTAGAAACATTGAAATAACGTATCAACTGGTTATCGTGTAAATTTAGATCTTGCGCCCAATGCTTGCATTCTATAAGTATAATCGGCTCCCCATCCTTCATTATAGCGTAATCTATTTTTTCTCCTTTCTTCATCGCTATATCGCACGTCATTTCGGGAACAACTTCTAAAGGATTAAATACATCGTAACCTAATGTGTTAATAAATGGCATTATAAAAGCATTCTTTGTCGCTTCCTCTGTAAGAATACTATCTCTAAGCTTTACAACTCTGTCCGCCAATTGCTTAATATTATCTTTAAAGTCCATCTTTTATGTGTTTTATGGTTGAACGGAGCCAAATTAACACATAAATACACAAATAAGCAAATTTTACTCGATTAATTTGAATTTAGAACCGCATTTTGGGCAGATTATAGTGTTTTCTTCCTCTTTTTTACGTTCAAACAAGTCCGGAATTTCGACCTCTAACGCATCTGCTATTCTATTTAATACATCTAAAGTTAAATTTCGATTTAAAGCCATAGATAATCCCGATTGAGACATATTCATTCTTTTAGCTACGTCTGCCATAGTTAATCCTTTTTCTTTTGCTATTTCTTTAACTCTTAACATAAACGTTATATTTAAATTTTGGAGCAAATATATATAATTTAATGTATATGCGAAAGAAAACACCATAAAATTCACGTATATATGAAAAATTTTTTTCTTTTTCTTGTTTTATATTCACGTATATGTTATATTTGCATCGTAATAAATAACACATACGTGAAATTCCATTACTAACATCAAAAAGGAAATAAAGTAATAACAATTAAAAAATAAAGATTATGAAACGGTATTTTGTAAACGGTAAAGAAATCAGCGAACAAGAAGCAAAGGCAATCGAAGCAAAAAATCAAGAGTATATGAATAGTAACGACTTATCTCTTTGGGCTAAATGTGAGTTTATTACAGTAATCAATAAGTAAATTAACCAGCAGAGCGAAAGCCCTGCCAATCATTAAAACACACGAATATGATAGAAATGACAATCATCATTCTAAGCCTGCTTGCCGGATATAAGATGTTCGGTGATGACAATGACAAGTTTTTCATGTGCTAAGTATGCACCGCCCCATAAGAAAATATTCAAATTAAAATATTGGTTTGTATTGGGAAATATATAGCCCAATATATTAGACAATACTAAAAGATAGTATCAACACACTAAATAAAATCATTATGGAAACAAGAAGTTTGGAATTATGGTCTACCGATAGGATTGATTTGGTAGAAGCGAAAAACGGTCAAGCCGTGACCTCTTCTTTGGTGGTTGCGGATTACTTCAGGAAGGCGCACAAAGACGTACTGAAAGCGATTAGAGGATTGGAGTGTAGTGCCAATTTCACAGAGCGCAATTTTGCGCCCTGTTTGTATATCAATGAGTTATGCAATAATGTAAAGAAAGAACTCCCCATGTACTACATGACCCGTGACGGCTTCACCTTCCTCGCAATGGGCTTCACCGGAAAGGTAGCCGCCCAGTTCAAGGAAGCCTACATCAACGCCTTCAACGAAATGGAAGAGAAACTCCGATCCGAGCGTTGCACCAAGTACGCAGAACGCATCGTCAAAAAGCAAATCAAGGAGTTCAACCAATCATTGCAAGAAACGCTCGCTAGCGGTCGCAAGAAGCACGGAAGTATCTACGGTGGGATGATACCCTACGGGAAGGAAGAAGTTGCGTACAACCCAAAAGAAAGCATGGAATCGAATCTGAAAAGAATATTCGGTCAAGTACAAGAGATGTGCAAGGATGGCTTTCTTATGACTTCGCTAGCTGTCGAGACGAACAAGATGCTACAAGAGCTTATTGCCAAGAAATAGATTTGTCAGGGGCTTCGGTCCGGCACATTAGTTGACGCCAATCAACAGGAAGGGGTAGCTTTTAAAACTGCCCTTTCTTTATTGGTGATAATCCCACAATTTGATAATTGTGTTTTTTCAAAAGTATCAAGATTATGTTTTTGAAAGGTTGATAAGTAAGTTTGCATCTAAAATATGACACTTTTCCAAGTGTCAATTTTAATCTCTGATTTTTTTAGGCTTGGAATTGGACATGAAATAAATTTGTGCATAGAAAATAATACGGCTATCCTCACGGCTGAAAGATATAACGCCATCGGTGAGAAGTGAGGAGCTTTCCTTTGGCGCTTTTTTATATGCCAAGCGTGGCAGGTCCAGCAAGTCGGTAAGGCGTGAGAGGTTCGAATCCTCGCTTGCTACAAAATCGGTCAAAAGAAAATCCTCAAAGGTAGTGCTTGACCGAGCTACCAATGAGGATAATATCAAATTCAATGATGATGCAAAGATATGAAAACAAATCAAGAAATGGTGCGATACATTGATAATTTTACAGTAGTACAGCGCACAAGTGATGGATATTTTGACGGAAGTGAACTTCTCCGGCAGTGGAATGGTGTGGAAGGAAATCCAAGAAGAAGGATGTCTGAATTTATAGACAGTACGAAAGTGAAAGAGTTTTTAAAGGCTCTTGCAGAGGATGAAAGCCATAGGACAAAAACCGACATTGGTGAAAATCAACTACTTATAAAGATTAAAGGACGAAATACAAAAGAAGGTAAAACCCCTGATAAGGTTTGGATGAATCCGCTACTCTTTATTAAGTTCGCCATGTGGATAAATCCAACCTTTGAAGTAAAGGTATTACGCTTTGTATATGACGAAATGATCCGTTATCGCAATGATGCAGGCGATGCTTACAAAGAACTTTCATCTGCTGTTATGAAAATAGTTCCTAAGGATTTTATGCCTAAAGCTATGCAGAAGGTTGGTGAAGCGTTAAACTGGGTCATCTTTAACAGCCATGAGAAAATGCTACGTAACAAGTACGGTGACGAAATGAAACAACGTGAATTATGGCAGCTTGAAAAGAAGGTCTCAGATTTAATAAATGAAGGATTTATAACCAATTTCGATAATCTAATTAGCTATTTAAGAAATCAGTACCAAAAACGTAATAATCCACAAGTATTTAATTATGCATCTTAATTAATGCGCACGTCATTAGATTGGCGTGCGCTATTTACATAGGTGTATCATCAAAATAACATATATATGAAAGGAGATTTATTAATCAACAACCGGGATGCTTTCCTTGTATGGGGAGTAAACATGGGAGACGGTTTCATTGAGAGCTTGTACGCCCCTCTTCCTATGAAAGATGTGATTGAAAACAAATCCCGCTTACAGGATGGGAAAAGGGTTATAATTGAAAACAGAAAGGTCGATGAGCGAGATTTGACCCTTACATTTACACTGAAAGGGGATTCGCCATCCGATTATGCAGCTAAATACAAGTCATTCTTAAATGAGATAACAAAAGGTGAGTTTACAATCAAGATTCCGCCATTGGGAGAGGATGTTTATCATCTATACTATATCCGATCAGCGTCTTTCGGTTTCAATCCTTCAAGGATATTTTCCAAGATCTCCGTGAAATTGAATGAGCCTAACCCTGCAAACAGGATATAAATACTAATTATCTGACATTTTTTTAACTGTCAATTTTTGAAGCCCAATAATTTTGGGCTTCTTTTGTTTATCTCCGAACTTTGGTGTGTTATGGAATCAATAGACATCAAAGACATATCCGGCAATCTCCGTTTTTCGACACCAATCAATGAGGGTTCGAAAAGACACTTCCTGTTGATGAAAGAGGACTATATCACATTGAAGTTCTCTCTCGACAATCCTGTGTACTTCCAACTGGGAGACGGAGTAGATAATGAACTCGGAATCTTTGAACTTGTAGACCTGTATAAGCCCTCCTACAATACAACTACAGGTGAATACGACTACGAACTCCGCCTTGACGCTTACTATTGGAAATGGAAGAACAAGAAGTTCTTTTACACACCGGAGACAACCGGACGCGAAGCAGGATGGAACCTCATCGCTACCCTTGACACGCATTTAAATGTTTTTCTTGCCAACCTGAAAGCACTCGGATACAAGTTCAGAAAAGAAGAGTTCACATACGAGATTGATAATACGGTAGCGAACACTTCCAAGCTCGTTTCATACGATAATGTGAATCTGATAGACGCTCTTACCCAAATGGCGGAAACATGGGAGTGTGAATGGTGGATCGAGAACAAGACTATTCATTTCGGACGCTGTGAATACAGCTCCCCTGTAGACTTCAAAGCCGGTGATTTAACAGACACGGAGAACGTGAATGTCAACTCCATGCGGAGAAGTGACAGTCAGACCACATACGCGACCCGTGTTTATGCTTTCGGTTCCACCCGTAACGTTCCCGCCAGTTACAGGAAAAGTCTGATATTTGACGTGAAGAAAGTCAAGGGAAGGGATATATCCGATACTGCAAGAACGTTGGATATAAAGTTCTTTCCTTCAAGTACGGTCACAAAGGAAGAATGCACTTCCGATCTCAACCTTTCAAGTCATTTGAACCGGGACAAAAGGGAGTTTTCCTATGATGAGAAAATAGCTGAAACATTGGCGACCGGTATTTACCGTGTAAAGGATAATGAAAATGGTATCCGCTTGCATATTGGCGTACCCTATATACCATCACCCGTTCCTAGAGACTATCTTCCGGCCGGTGACTATGTTTTCCGCGCATCCTTCGTCTATTATCAGGATGGCATGGAGAAAGAGACAGTGATAGGCGGCAGCACTGTAACAGTCGGAGAGAACCAGCAATACGAAATAGATACAGTCTTTCCCTTCCCCGAAACATTCTCACCGGGAGCAGGCGCTTCACAATTGAGATTGCGCAGTTACTTGTCCATTCCATATTACGACAACCCCCTTATCGGAATGGGATTAGGCATATTGGGCTCTGTATCATTTGACGTATCCCTTGTTGCCGGGCAGTCAGCCGCTACCACCGTCACATTCCTTTCCGGTTCCAATGAGGGACGGACATTTGAAGCCGTCTATAATCCGGATTTCCTGACAGGGGACGATTCGAATGTTCTTCGTCTTCCCGAAGGTGTAACAGCTTCTTTGAACGACCGATATACGATTGGCAACATCATAAAAGGCAAGGTTCCCGACAACTATTTCAGCAAGGATGACAAGGAACTGACCTTGAACGGTGTTGTTCAGAAACACCTTATGCTGCCGGAAGGTATTCCCTATGTAGACGCTTACAGATACAGCCCCACAGGGGAACGTATCAACATAGGAGATGAACGTTACGACAACCCCGACAACGTGGAAATGCCTGCAGAGGAAGCAATTGAGGAGATAGTTATATTTAAGGATGAATATCCTAAGTATATCGGTAGTACTACGGTAGTTCCTGATCCTACTTGGGAGGATGAAAAGGTTGATGACAAGCCAACCGGCAATAAATATCCTATCTACACCTTCAAGGATAACGGACTGAAGAATTTTACTGAGGATTTCCGTTTGCCTGGAGAGTTACACCTAATTTTCCAAACGGGCAAACTTGCCGGACTGGATTTCGCCCTTAATCTCAAAGAGAGCGACAATACGGGTACAACCTTTGAGATAATCCGAAACGAAGACTACGGGCGTGCACTTCCTGATGATGTGTTATTCCCGCAAGCCGCCCATATGGAAGACGGTGAAGAAGTCCCGGCAGACACATATGTCCTTTACGGCTTCGATCCGGCATTCATCTCTGAACAGATGATGCCGGAATCAGAACAAGAGTTGCTTGAAACTACCAAGAAGTATGTAAAGAAGTCCATGATTGACCCGTCCACCTATGATTGTGAGATGGCTGCTGATTTCATCTACAATGAGGGTAATATTCGTACATACGAAGTCGGAGCTAAAGTCAACCTGATAAATAAGGCATTTTTCCCGGAAGGCAGACAATCAAGAATCATCGGTTTCGAGTGGCCGTTGGATATTCCATACGATCATCCTATATATACAGTCGGTGAAACAGCCGCTTATTCCCGTATCGGTGAGATAGAAAGCAAGCTTGATAATCTCACATACAAAGGACAGACTTACTCAGGTTCCGTAGTCGGTGGCGGTGGTGCAAGTATCTATGTGATAGGGGTAAATGATAAGACTCTCCCATCTGACCGTAATGTGTTCTCATCCAAAAAGTCCCTTGCTACCTTTCTGAACAAGACACAGGAGGAAACAATGGATTATCTTATCCGGCTGCTTGGCGGTGTCATAACCGATAATATAGAATCACAGAACTTCATAAGCGGTGCGCTTGGTACGGGATTCCTTATCAAGCGTGACCCGAAGACCGGACGTTCGTATGCCGAATTTGATGAAATATATGTCCGGTTGAAGGCTGTGTTTGAATCTTTGACAATCAAGGAACTACAGTCGGTAGGCGGTGAGATACTTCTTACACTAGCCAGCATTGAATGTACGAAGGTCGAGAAGATTTCCGTAGCATCCGTGTATGATTCAAGCGGGGCACGTCTCTACGACTCGGACAACGCAGCCCTGTATGTTCCCGTAGCGACAGGTGGCGTGTACCGTTGTTACTTCACTGCCGACGATGGTGAGAAAGCCATCATCAACCAGTTCGCAGCCGGAGACATGGCGCAATGTCGTCAGTTTAACATCAAGGCTGGAGTTTATGAGAATGTAGCTAACCGCTACTATTGGCGGTATGTTTTATCTGTCGGCGAAAACTATATAGACCTGTCGGTAGATGACTGCGAGGAAGGCAGCGATATTCCGCAGGCAGGTGACAAAATAATCCAACTTGGCAACAAGACAGATCCCGCACGTCAGAATGCTATCCTTTTGTCCGCCTATGGGCTTACCGCTCCAACCATACAGATGTTGCAGGGTATTGATTCTTATACTTTGGAAGGAAAGGCTGTCAAGGAAGAGGGATTCGACCAGGAGACGCAGCAGTTCTATTCAAATAATTACGGACGCAGTTATACAGGTTCGCGAGATAAAAGTAATTATATCCAATACACTCCTGAAAGAGGAGTTAAAGTCAGGGGTACTGTAACACTGGAAACCCCAGAAGGCAAAGTGTGGCGTGTCGACAGCTCAGATGGTGTAAACTATATCGGAGATTTGAATGGAAAGCATATTGAACTGAATCCTAACACGTGCGACATGAAGATATATAATGACGATGGAAAGATTGTCAACGTGTTTGAGGGTAATAACTACAGGTCGGTTGATGATTTATACGCTGGGAATATTCCATCAGTAACCATTATAAACAACAGACCATTGCTTACAGTTCCCGGAAGCGACAATACTGTAATGTCTGATGAAAAGGAAGTGAATATCATTAAAGAGGATTATTTTTACGCGGATTCATTGTTGACAATGAATTTCAATTTTTCCTTTGTTTCCCAAAATTATACTGGGGCTACAGGTGCGGCATCATGCACTACAGGATACGAGCTTCACCTGCTCTCTTATACGGATATCAATTCTGATCCAATATTGGACTATATATTAAGACAGGACGAACGGAACGAACCCGGAACTACCACTATCCATTATACCGAACAGACAAAAACAATAAATCCCGGATTGTATTATAGGCTTGTATTCAAGCTATATGCTTCTGTATCCGCCAACGGTGTTTCCTCTATGGCGGAAGTTACCATAATTGACATATCCGTTTCCTTTTTAAAGAGCGGATACATATCACGTTTCTTTGCGAACGGAATGTCTTTAGGTACATCAACAGATAACATATTTGCCGTTTTCAACAAGCGCAATGCGCTCTTGGGAAATTATATACAAGCAGAAATGCATAACAAGGATGTTGGATTTAGAATTTTAGCACAGAAACTATTAGCAAAGCAGAACCCTCACGGCTTTTCCAATGAGATTCCGTGGGGGATGGTTCCCCGAATAGTCGCAAGCGGAAAGGCAAAATGTTCAAGCTCATTCGCTTCTTTCGCGCAAGCGACAATATTCGATAACAGCTCATTGTCCATTTCCAGACATTCCAAAGGGAGGTTTCTGATAACCTTGCCATCGGAATGGAGCAAATACGAACTTAATAAGAGTGGGTATGTGATGGTTACCGGATATGGCTATGTAGAAGGCGGTTCACGCCCTGTGAGTGCCACTGTGACAGATTTCATAGCCAATTCCTTCTTTGTTGTTCTAAGTGATGGTGGAGCTCCTTGTGATGCGGATGGCGGTTTTTATTTTGAAATAAAAGTATATTAAAGCAATGATATTATGGCAGAAGAAACTAAAACATTAAGGCATACAGCCGAAGAGATAGACAATGCTATCGACAAGCTACCTGCTGCGGGTAATGCGGCAGGAATTTACAAATCTTCCCTGTCTTTCAGTTCCATCGTAAATGACGGTAACGTAACCCAAGACCACCTAACCGAAATAAATTCTATTTATGCGGCATGGAAATCCGGTAGAATGGTATATGTCCTGGACGAAAAAGGTGGGTATTACAATTTGGGAGTGCTAAACATGCAATTGGCAGAAGATAATTCAAAGTGCTCATTCGTGGCATTAGACCAAGATGGCGTATTATGCTATTATTCCTGCAACCCGTCTTCCGGTGTTACGGGTAAATGGTCTGTTACTCCTATTGGGAAGGATTTATTCGCACTGATTCAGCATACCCATAAAGCAAGTGATGTGACAGAGGAGACAAACAAGCGTTTTGTGACTGATGAGGAAAAGGATGAACTAAGCAATCTAAGTACTACATACGCTAAAGCCGACCTCTCCAACGCCATGACTGTATCACTCGGTCAGAACGGTTATGCTAAGTTTAATAACGGTCTGCTGATACAATGGGGATATTTTAGCGCTGGTGCTTCAAATAATCAGTCTATCAATTTCCCAGTATCTTTCAAATCCTGTTTTTCCCTAGCTTTTTCTAGTTCTACGGATAATACGGATAATTCTATATGGTCTGTGAATTATGCAGCTATATATGCTTCATATTTTACGGTTTATAGAAGATACGCAAACGCGGGAAGTGTATCCCCTTCTTCGCAGTCATTCAGATGGATAGCAATAGGAAGTTGGAAATAATTAATAAAGAATAATTATGGAACAAAAAATGTATTGGAAAAACGGATTCCACGACACACCCCAAGAAGGTGCAATAGAGATTACGAAAAAGTATTGGCAAGAATTGTTAGACGGTCAATCTGCGGGAAAGCTTATTGTTACCAATGATGAAGGGTATCCTATACTGGTCGAGCATGAATATACGATTGACGAACTGAAAGAGATGAAGATAGCGGAAATCAACGCCTATGACAAGTCGGATGCCGTCAACTCATTCACGCTTGCCGGAAAACAGATATGGTTGGACAAAGACACCCGTGTCGGACTGGTCAACTCAATCGGTATTGAGAAAGAATCCGGACGGATGAATACCACGCTTTGGTACAATGCCGAGAAGTACGTTATTCCTGTTGATACAGCCCTGCAAATGCTCAACCGGCTTGAATTGTACGCCCTTGACTGCTACAATGTGACGCAATCCCATATAGCGGCTGTGAAAGGTTTGTCTGATGCCGGACAAGTGGAAGCCTACAATTACAAAACCGGATACCCGGAACAGCTCAATTTTGTATTATAAACTCAAAAACAGATAAAGCTATGATTACATTAGTACTATTATCATTCATTCTCATCGCGGGCTATGTCTTTGCGATGATTAAGAAAGGGAAAGAAATCCCTTATTCAATCAGTGCCACCTACTATGCGCTGACACACAAATTCTGGTTCGCTCTGTGTATGATTGGTTCCGGTGTGCTGCTTCTTCCGGCAGCTTTGGAATCAAGTACGGAGAACAGCCGGTTTCTTGTATTCCTTTCGGTTGTCGGTATGGTTGTGCTCGGTGTGTCTCCCAATTTCAAGGGAAGCGAGAAAACAGCCCATTGTATCGGTGCCGCCATGTCCTTAATCTTCTCCCAGATATGGGTAGGCTGCAACAGTTGGTACTGGCTTCTGTTATGGTTGGGATTCATTATTTACATGATTGTCTCCATGAAGAAGCATTGGACGGGTAACTTCATCTCCGATTTCATAAAGAGAAAGCCTATGTTCTGGATTGAGGTAATTTCATTGTTGACCGTTTATCTTACTTGCTTGGTTTAATATGGAACAAATCAGTCAGATAGTGGCAATGATAGGTGGGATAGTCGCAACTATCCTGCTTCCCCTCATTGGAGCCTTCCAGTTCTACGATTCCAAGAAACGCAAGGAAGCAGCCGCCGCCAAGAAGGCGGAAGCTGAGAATATAACCCAGTATGCAGCCGAGTGGAAAGAATTGTACGAGAAGAAAGAAGCCAAAGTTCATGAACTGGATACCAAGATCGACCAACTTTATGTTGAGAAGAATGAAGACCGCGAGCGCATACGTGATCTACAGTCTAAGAATGTAAAGCTCGAACTTGAGAATCAGTCATTGAATTTCAAGAAATGCGAAGTCAGAGGATGCAAGGAGCGTAAGCCACCCAGTGATTATTAAAACATAATTATATGAGCTGGATAAATGAAAGTAACCGTATCAAGCACCTGCTCTACGCCATCCCGGCAGGTGCACTGTTAACCATCCTGTTTGCGGCAGGACTGGCTGTCGGCATGGAGTTCAAGGACCGTGCATACGGTGGAAAATGGGATTGGCTCGATATTGCCGCTACGCTGATAGGTGGTTTTATCGGTCAGGTGATTCAAATTGGAGTATTAACATTGATATTATAGGAGGAAATAAATATGAGTTTACCAAGAGGACTAAGAAACAATAATCCGGGCAACATCCGCATCACAAAGGACAAATGGCAGGGATTGAGAGAAAAGCAGGAAGACAAGTCGTTCTTCCAGTTTACGGAAATGAGATGGGGCTACCGTGCCCTTATCCGCACTTTGCAGAACTACCGTAATAGACACGGCTGTCAGACGGTGGCAGATTTTATCCACCGGTGGGCACCGGAGAACGAGAATAATACAGCCGGATATATTAGCCGTGTATGCAGTGAAATGCAAGTCCCGAACACATACGTCCCGGACATCAACGACAAAGCGACCATGTGTGCTTTCGCTGCCGCTATCTCACATGTAGAGAACGGTATCCCGGCTGTCATGGCTGACATAGAAGCCGGATGGGAATTGTTATAAATTAAAAAAGGAGGAACAATCATGGCATTAAAAGATATTACATTCAATCAGGTAGAAGATAAATATGTAAGCGACCCTATACAAGTAAATCAAGAAAGCATTGGCTTGCAGCTTGAATTTGAAAAGGGAAGCACGCTACAGTTTTCCATCAGTTACGATAGCGAAAAATTCCAGTCGGTAGAATCCCGGTTGTGTGGTAAGGTTTTCGCCCGCCCTATCGTTGGTCTAAAGAAAGGTCAATATATCAAACTCGAATCTACACAACAGCCCCTCAAGGCTCAATACTTTGAATCTGAAGAATAATGGAAGCGATAGGATTAAATCCGATTAGGCTTGACCGGATAGGGCTTGATCCTATCCGCGTCAATGCGATTAAGTTGGGCGTTCCGGGAGCAGCTTCCGGTTCCGCCCGTCCTTACATAGACCCGGAAGTATTAGCTTCTTTGGTCGCCGTCTGTATCTGTGACGGCAAGAGCAACGACGACCCTGACAGGGCTGTAATCAAGAACTTGGTGGACCCAGACAATCCGTTTGTGATTAGCAATGCGGCTTACAAGCTCAATAGCGGGTATGGGAAGTATGAAGAAGATTTTACTGATTGGATAATATATCCAAATATAAAAGTTACTGATAGTGTAATTACTACCGATGGAAATTTTAAATCTAGTTGGTTTATATATAAGCACTCTAGTGAAAGTAAGATAAATGAAATGAATATAAAAGTTTCAGGTATTCCAAAAGGAGGAAAAATCTTATACTTTTATATTTCAGATGAAACAGCTAATTTGCCTATTGCATATACTATACCAAAAGATGGTATTTATCATTTACCAGAATCTAAGATTAATAATAATCGTGCTAGTGTAGGATTTACAGTAGAAAGTCGTTACGATTGGAATAATATAAGAATAGAGCAAATCCCCTCTTTTGAAGGCGCCTTCGTCACTGACGGTAAAGACGACTTAATCACTTCCACCAAGACGGTTAAGGAGATGTTGGGAGGAAGCAATGAGGTTACCGTGGTGAGTATGATGGCTAATTTGGATTCAAGTCAAATAATGTGTAATTCTAATTTTAGTAATACTAATGGATATAATGTAAGAAATACACTTGAACCTAATGGAGTAATCAGTATGTTAGGTTATACCGATAAAAATGGTACGACTAACAACCTTAATTTAATAATGGGTGATAAGAACTCTATTAAATTAGTTGATAAGGTAAATTTCAATTCTGATTATGTTTTTCATCCTTCATCTTATAATGCATACTCTTTTAAAACTGCTTGGTACTGGACTATCATCGCCAACAAGGTACTGACCACCGACCAAATCAATCAGGTAATATCCTACTTCAATTTGGACAAGCATGTTAAACCGGATATCATCTACGACACCATCCGGCAGGGCATCACCAATGAGAACCACGCTTCTTTCAACGATGAGCTTGTGGACTTCTCCGGCAACGGGCATAATATGAAGATTTACAACTCTGCGTGGAACAAAGAGAGCGGTATCAATGATGAAGGGGCTTGGCAGACTGACGGAGTAAGCGATTACGGAAATGTTGAGAATCTCCCAATTTTGAAAGATTATACGGTTGCTATCGAAAGACGGTGGATTACTTCCCCTGTGGATAAAAATCAATGTTTGGCATTCAAAGGTCATACAAATGACTGGGGTGCTTTTGCTTGTGAGTTTAGTAATGCTGGACAACTTAGAAGCTATACGTTTAGTCCTAGTTATAACATTCTGCAAAGCTATAATGAAAAAAGTTTAGTATATCAATCTAAATATTCATATAGCGGTACTCCTATTGTTGCTTCCGCATCAATAGATGGGTCTACCCTACGGTTGTGCCTTCCCAGAGGTGATTTTCCTTTCTATGCCAACGTTGCTATTAAAATATTCTTGCTTTTCCCTTACTCCCTTTCCGAGTTCCTGCTAGAGCGCCAATTAAAGAGGTATAAGTTGGGTACGCTGTATCCGGATATGGTGGAGTTTAGACCGATTGTGAAGAGTAATAGAGAATATTCTTCAATTTCCTATTCGGTCAATCCCGGAGAATATATCTCTGTAGATAGCATGGTTACTATCACTGTAACGTTGTCAAATACCTCTGACAAACTAATAGATGTGTCGTGCAATGCCATTAGTGATATATCCATATCCGGTGACAATGGCGTTTACAAGATTACAGGAAAGGTTGTCAAATCTCCTCAAAAGATAGCCATAACCATTGACGAGTATATCAGATACGAGGATATTGTACAGCCTTATCCAGCAATAATTAATCTAAAACAAGATGGTAAAACTATCACTTGGGGAGATAAGTTGAAAGTAGGCAGTGATATAGTCTTTGTAGGAAGTGCCAACCTTTTACCGGAGCTATATACTGTATCCGAGACACGGTATAATGGTGTAACGCTTTACCCAAACACTATCATAAAGGTAGAGAAGTCTATGGTGTTTGATAATGCACGTACCTACCTAAAAGCCAATGAGCCGAGCTGTATCCTGTCGCCTAATAGGTTGAGGATTCCAAATTCTAGCTACAAGATACTAGGATACATTCCGGACTTGACAGGTAAAGGGAATCATGGTAGATTGAATAACTTCGCCTACACGGAAGAAAGTGGAGCAAATGAGGACGGTAGTATTCGCTTTGATGGAAAGGATGACCATATTACCATTCCTACTTTGGCTCATGGTAGTAAGTGTATGTTGATGAAAGTAAATTGGAATAAGGATGCTTTAATGCTGTATGACCAAAGAAGGGATAATAACCCTAATAGCTTCGCTATATATATTCCTAATTTCAATAATAATGAAGACTCTATTGCTTATAGTTCTAGGAATGACGGGAAAACTTATATTGATGGAGTATTAAATACATCTGTTAAAGGATCGCAATTAAAAGATGTAACTCATAATATAACTATAACTAATAGCAATTCTAATAACGATAATACTGTTTCTCCGGCAATTGGAAGCAATGCAAAATATAATGCATTTTATGCTCAAATGGTTCTTTACGAATTTATGCTATTACCCGATGTGCCTGATGAAGAAGAAATAAAGGAGCTAAACGATGTTATGGGTATTGAGAATAACATTGAAGTAAGTTAAACAATTAATTAAAAAAATTATATGAAATACGCAGTAGTAACAATTGAATGGCTAGCCCAGCACGGTCTGTTGGCTATCCCCACAATGAGAAAGAGTAAAGACGGAAGTAAGGTAATCCTCCACGAAGAGTTTCTAACCCCTTACAAGGACGAAGAGTTTCCGAGATACTATTTTGACAGCCCGGAACTGAATGAGCTTCTTTCAAGTGATGAATGGTCATGGACGGAAGAGGAACAACCAGAAGGGAGTGCGGAATTCATCCAGGTGGCGGCAGCGCAGAACCTTTTGAACATAACTAAGGCTGGAATTCAAACAATGAACTTGACTGATAACGGATCGTTGAAAGTGAAGTCCATGTATCCGTATTGGAACGAGTTTATCAGCAAGTCACTAACAGCCGGAATGAAAGTGCAATATAATGATGGACTGTACCGGGTAAGGCAGAATATTGCTACCGTCTTGGAGAATCAACCGCCAAGCATCAACACCGCAGCTCTCTATGAGGAAATCAACGAGACCGTTGCCGGAACAAAGGATGATCCGATCCCATACAATAACAATATGGCATTGGAAGAGGGCAAATACTATTCGCAGGACGGAGTTATCTATAAGTGCACCCGTTCTACCGGACAGGCGGTGTACGCTAACCTTTCTGATTTGATTGGTATTTACGTTGAGGTAGCATGAAAACCCTTCCTTATATACTGATTTGCCTGCTGCTTGGCGTACTCGTGTGGATGCGTTGTAATCCGCACGAACCGATAACAGCAGAAGTGAGAACCGAGACGAAGATAAAGACGGTTGTCAAAGTTTGCACGCTGTCTGTTTCACCGCCTATGGCGCCACTATTAACGCTTAAGTTGACAGATACCATACACATAGGCGATACTGTTGTTTCTCGTGAACAGGCTTACTATGAGGACAGCCTTTACCGTGCATGGGTATCCGGATATCGTCCGAGACTGGACAGTTTGCAGATATTCCCGAGAACCGTGTATCAGAATGTGACGAATGATATCTACCATACCATCACCCCGAAGAAGAAACGATGGGGATTAGGTTTGCAGGCAGGATACGGTTATCCGGGCGGTTGGTATGTTGGTGCAGGAGTTAGTTGGAACTTGTTTATGTGGTAAATACAGAAATGTGATGAAATTATATACAATAATCGATGAAAATTATATAATCCAAGAAAGGAGGTAACATGATGCGCTAATTAGAATTCAATCCGTAGACCGGTAAAGTAGAAGGCCGGTAATCGTTAACAAATACCCCAGGGGCGGGGAAAGAAGAAAGCCCCAACCCGTTTCGACGACCAAATCATACACGGGCTAACATCTCAGGGACTGTTAATGGGGCTTCATAGCTTTATCAACAGATTTTGAGATGTTTTGTTTTAACCCTGTATATGTTTAACAGCATGAAAAATATAGATTTATACAAAGAAGTGGTCGTTGCGGTGAAAAATGAGACAGGAGTTGCAGAATACGAAATGCTTCATAGTAACTCCGAGGAAGCGGTAGACGCAAGATATATCCTTATACATTTGCTTTCACAGAAACTGACCGACACCCAGATATCTTCTCTTACCCGACTGACCCGTCAATCAGTCAACAAGATACGCAACAATTTTCAGTACAAGATAAAGAAATGGAGTGTAGCAACGAACTTGCAACATATTAGCAACGAGGTAGCAACGGAATAATTTAGGAGCAACGTACTTCTTCTGTCCTTTGTGATACGGTTAATATTGACCGTATTCCAAAATTTCGAATCATGGAAGAAGTAAAACAAATTATCAAGGAGAAGGAATACGTTCACGACGACAAGGAGAACGAATACGCTTCTAAAGGTGTGGCCGGGACTGGCTTAGGTTTAGGCATCGCCGGTACAGCCTTAGGTCTGTGGGCGCTTGCTCGCAATCGTGGCGGTTTTATCGGTGGTGGTATGCCCGAAAACGTGAATATAAACACTGTTTCGGATGCAATCTCCGGTCGTTCCGGTGCGGTAGCTCCTACCGCCTTTATGGCATGGGAAAAAGGTTGTGAAGAAGCCCTTGCATTGACTAACACCATTTGGGGACTGAAAGTGAACACGCAAGAACAGATGTACGCACACCGTGAAGTGGATGTTGCTGAGAAGTTTGGTTTATACAAGTCTCAGGTAGATGCAGACTTCGGTTTGTACAAATCACAGGTTGAGGGAGATTTCGGTCTGTATAAGAGTCAGCGTGATCTTTACGATGTGCTAAATGAACGCTACAGTGCTAAGTTTAACGACTTGGACAAGAAGGTTGCCGTTCTCGAAGCTACCCGTCCTTATCAAGACAGACTTATCCAGTGTGAGATTGATCGTGCCTTCACGGCTTCCATTAATTACACGGATAAAAAGACTTGTCGTGCAATCTACGGTGTGGTGGGTTTGCCGTCAACCCCGACAGTAAACGTACTGGAGGGGGCGAATCCGTGGGGATGCAATTGCAGAAGCCAAGCAAGCGCACCAGCCGCACAATAAGGAAGAAAAGTTAGTGGTTGTGCCCCTTCGGGGGTGCTCCACTTTCTTATTATTAACCACTAACTAACAATATTATGACTTTTGGTGATCCATTATTGCAACAAAGAAACTATAGCCTTCCTGAACTGGAAAAGGAACAGGAAGCATTACAACAGAAGATGGCTGACATGAAGCGTATCTATCAGCAGCCACAACAGCCTGTCACTCCGGTATGGGACGAAATAGACAGAATAACCGCTTCTCTCTCTGATAAGGAGTTTGACTTCCTTCAAAACAACCAGGAATTCCAGGAAAGCAGCATGGATATTCAACAAATACTTCAGCGTGAATATATGCGCATAATGCGCCCGATTGTTGAGCAAACTAAAGATGGAAAAGATGCACTTGACAAACACCTTACTCTTTTGAAGAGAATCCAAAAGACCGCAAAAGAGGAAGCAAACAAGAAGGAGGCTCTGATGAATGAGTATATCATGCATTATAACCATCTCACGTGGAAAGAGTTTATAGATATGAAAAACGGGGTAGAACCTACTCCCAAACAATCTAAAAAATAGTAAGTATGGAGACTAGCAAACTATTGGATGGCGTAGAGAAGATAAAGGGCGATCTGTCAAATTCCCTCATGGCATGGGTTGACGGACGTATCGATGATTTTGTAAAGGGTAAACCGGTATTGTCCGTTGTCGGCTCCCATCTTAAGAGAAGGCTTGAAAACGAAATGATTTTCAATTCGGATAAGATGAGTAAATATCTGAATGAAGCAACCATGTGGGTTATGGATAAGGACGGAATGGTTAAAGCTGACCTTCTCGTGGATGATTTGATCTCTATCCTCAAATCCATGGAGGACACCCCGTTCAATTATGGTTTCCTGAAAGGGACTATCGGAGAAGGAGGTATAAACATAACGCTCCCAAAAAGCCCGATAACCTCTTTTATATTCGGCGAAACGGAAGCTATCAAGATAAACGAGAATGACCTTCTCGAACTAAAAGGACTATTAAAAAATAAAGTATGGAATACAAAGATTTAATCAAAAATGCAAAGGCTAACGGTGTCGCTTCGGAAAAAGCGATGTGGCAAAGTGTTGATAACCTCAATGATGTTCTCTGTGTGATAAAGGAGGAACATCCTGAAATGTATATGGCTTTTATGAGGAAGCAGCATGAATCCCTGTATGGTCCTCATTATGATAGGCATTTTGCCGATGCGGACGTGGAAAAGATTCGCTATACCAATGCATCCGGCGAAAAGAAATCCGGTGCTCATTGGAATATGGATCAGATTCTCGATGCAACGAAATCCATGCCGTTCCCGCAAGGCACAACTCCCTGGGACAAATATGTCGCTTTCAACTCATTCTACGCAGACATGTGTGCAGTCCTCGATGAAGCAACGTTGTTAAAAGCCGCTTTCCGGTTCTATTTCGCAGATGAGGATGCCCCGGTCGGCAAGGTTTGGGAGTATATGACCGCAATGAACTATGAGGACTAACCTCGACATATTACTAGGGCAAGCCGACGACCGATATCACTCGGATTTCTGTCGGCTTCTGTTGGTTATGCTATGGAACGCCTAGAAAGGTGGTTGTACTGGCTGATTCCTCTTGCGATTATTGCAAGGGTTATATCTTTGTGTTTGTCCCTGGCTATGTAGTCGGGGATTTTTTATACCTTTGCCGAAAACTAAATATTATGGCTGAAGAACAGAAATACGACCACGACTCGATCAACGAGTTGCTTTCTTGGGCTAAAGAAACGCTCAACAATAAGAGATACCCGGTTGGGGAATTTCAACTGGACAAATGCGCCAAGATTCTCGATTGCGAGAAGTATCTTGATTCGATGATCCTTGTGATAAGCAAGAACTGGGAGAACCCTACGTTTTACCCGACAGTTGACCAGTTAAGGTTGTTTAGGGAGAAGATAGAAAGGGGAACTTGATAGTACCCCTTTCCTGTTGATTGGCGTCAACTAATGTGCCGGACCGAAGCCCCCTAAACACTAACTTATTTTGCTTTCTAGTTCTCGTTTCATATTCTGTATTGTCGTGCAGGGCTTTCGCCCTGCTGGTCAATTATAAGTCAAACATTATATTGTATTCTGCTTTCAGCTTATCAAAAGCGTTATCAGTAACGGCAATTGTCTTTTCATTAACCCTTTTGATTCCTCTACCTTTTACTGTTACAGGTTTATTTAACCAAAGTGTATATTTGTCATCAATTGCAATTACTAGCATGTCAGCTTGCTTTTTTTGAGCGTCCAAAGATGTTTCTTTGTATTCACCTCTTACCTGTGCTTCTTTTGTCATTTCGATTGTTGCTTTCATAATCTTTATCTTTTAATTGTTATTACTTTATTTCCTTTTTGATGTTACAAATGTAAGGCATATATATCACATTGCAAAACAAATAGTGATATTAATCGTCATTGTTAACATTATTTAGTGATACATATATATCACACATATATAATAAACGTATCTTTGCAAAAAGAAAAAACTAATTATGAATAGAATCAAAGAAGTAATTAAAGAAAAGGGCTTCACTATAACGAGCCTTGCCGATAAGTTAGGTATAGCACGTGAAAGTCTTTCTCGTATGATAGTATCGCCATCATACCCAACACTCGAAAAGATTTCCAATGCACTGAATGTTCCTATGTGGCAACTCTTTGCCTCACCGGAAGAAGTACGATCAAAGAAAGACGGTCTTTCTCTCACTTGCCCTCACTGCGGAAAGGACATTAATATTAAAGTAGAATGAATATGAAAAACGGAGAAATAGTAATATGCAAATCGGAGGACGGACATATAAAGGTTGATGTTCTGTTTTAAGGAGAAACGGTTTGGTTAACTCAAGCGCAAATATGCGAGTTGTTTGGAAAATCTAAATCAACTATTAGTGAGCATATTAAAAATATTTTTGAGGAAGGAGAATTGAATATTGATTCAGTAGTTCGGAATTTCCGAACAACTGCATCTGATGGAAAAGAATATGATACCAACTATTACAACCTTGATGTAATTATATCTGTCGGCTATCGTGTTAAATCTCATCAAGGTACACAGTTCCGTATTTGGGCAATGCAACGGCTACGGGAATATATTATCAAAGGATTTACATTAAACGATGAGCGTTTTACTTCCGGTTCTTCCATGAACTATTTTAAAGAGCATTTGAATAGCATTAAAGAATTAGATGAGGATATAAAGAAAATCGCTCATAAAAAGAAAACATCAAAGTAAAATAGTCATGAATAAGCCACGTAATCCGATCGGATTTATCAAGCCGGAGAAGAAATAAGAGAAGGCAGCCGGATAAGCTGCCTTTTTGTATTTTAGTCCCTGTTTTAGTGCTCTTGTTTTGTAACTTGTTGATTTTTAGTGTTGTTGGTAGTGGGTACGAGAA